ACGATGAAAATCACCAGCTGATTTTTACTGCACCCTACTTGAAAAACACAGGATACTTCCTGATCAACGAATGCCAATTGCACGGGATGATAACTCCCTGCCCATTTGTACGCAAAAGTACCTATGCTTGGTTAAAGCCAAAAAGCTAAATACACAACTATGGCACAAGAAATTAATAAAATTGCAGAAGCACTATTTGACAAAATTCGTAGCAGATTCGAAGAAGTCAGTTTGGGCGATGAAAAAGCAGAAGCCACTACTGCCCCAGAAGATGCACGTTTCTTCAATTTTGACTATACCAGCAATGATGGCGAAACTTTTGGTAATGTTACTATCAGCATCATTGACAATGACAGTTTGAAAATCTACTTTAGCAAAAATATCAGCGACAAACTTGATCCGGAACAAAGAAAAGAATGGTTTGACTTTCTACACGATATGCGTAAATTTGCCAGACGCAATCTGATGAGCTTTGATACTCGCGATATTTCCAGAAGTAATCTAAACCTTAAGGATATTAAACAAGTGACAAAAGCTGACTCTACATTCGACTCAGATGACGTCAAGGTCACTGAAAGCAGACTTTACGGCACACCACGATACAGTTTTGAAAACGTGGGCACTGCACGTATTCGCATTGTTCATACTGAAAGTGTAAACCCAGAAGTTCGCGGAAGTCGCGCTCGCCACATCAATGCAATCTATGTTGAGAATGCACAAGGCGAACGTTTCAAAATGCCATACAACAAATTAAGCGGTGCTCGTGCAATGGCACGACACATCAGCGAAGGCGGAAATCCATACGATGACATTGGTAATCATATCAATGGCATGATCAAAGAAATGAATGAGTTGAGTACATTCGTTCGCGGCATGCGCCGCCGTACATTCGAAGATGCTACCACCACTGAAATGACAGAGGCAGCAGTAAACTACTATAACGATATGCACAGACAACTTAGTCATCTCAAAGGGTCACGTGCGTACAAACAATTTGCTGAAAGTTTTGAACCACAGAACATTCAACAATTAGACGAAGTTGATGTAAACGAGCTAAAAGAAAAATTTGTAAGAAAGATATTTGACGACCGCATGACTGCGGCTTTGCCACATGTCTATAAAGCATACCAGTTACAAGAACAGTATAGAAACATTCAAGTTGAAAAAGTAAGAAGTATTATCGAAGGCCAGCTTGCACTTACACTAAAGACCAACGAAGGCATAGATGAATACATGAAGATGCTCAGATTCCAGGACACTAGCACATTGGTTTCTACAGTATTAGAAGACATTGCCAATCGTGCAGTCACTATGCCAGAGGTCGCAGACTTTGCTAAACACTGGGCAAAAAATTACAACAATATTAACGAAGGTAGTTCTGAAAAATTAAAAGAGAATCAAGCACTGGCCGTTAAACTAGCTACTCATTACATACGTGATTTACGTAACCTCAAAGAAAACGCAGAACTAAGAATTGACACCTACGACGTGGTTGAAGACCTAGACGAAAGCATCCAGTTGGATGAAGGAACCTGGGCTATTCCTAAAACACCTGAGCAACTAGAAGAACTAAGAAAACTTCTAAGTCAACCAATTGCCTATGGTATGGATGCTACCAATGTAACATCCACGCTGTATGATATCATTGGTGACGACAGTTTGTTTGACACACTAACTGAACTAGCAGACAAACTGGGAGAAGAAGCGGATGCAGTTCCTGCTATTCGTGAATGGCTCAAAGACCATTGGCCTGGTATATATGAAAAACTAGGATTTGGTACAGAGGAATATGATCTACCTCCACAACAACCAACACAACCAATCATACCACCAGAGGTAACAGCCTCTAACCAACCAGCTGGACAAAATTCGGGTGGTGTGGTCAGCGAAGATGCAGACCTTGTTCAAATGTTACGCATCGCTGGAATATTGGTAAAGTAAATCCAAACTAAATCAACCAAAGGCGCATTTTTTGCGCCTTTTCTCTTGCTTGTATAAATAATATTGTTATATACTTGCACGGTGCAAGTATGTATCTAGGCACACTAAGACCATCTTATTAAGGAGAACTATTATGGCAACTTCATTGGCAGAAATTCGCGCAAAACTACAAGCGCAAGAAAACCGCACAGGCGGTAACTCAACAGGTGGCGACAACGCTATCTATCCACATTGGAACATTGCAGAAGGTTCCACAGCAAAAGTCCGTTTCCTACCAGACGGCAATTCCAAAAATTCTTTCTTCTGGGTTGAACGACTCATGATTCGTTTGCCATTTGCTGGCATCAAAGGTCAAGCAGACAGCAAGCCTGTTATCGTTCAAGTTCCATGCGTGGAGATGTATGGCGAAGCATGTCCTGTGCTTGCCGAAGTTCGCACATGGTTCAAAGACAAGAGCCTTGAGGAAATGGGTCGTAAGTACTGGAAAAAGAAGTCTTACTTGTTCCAAGGCTTTGTACACGACAACCCACTGGGCGATGACAAGACCCCAGAGAATCCAATCCGTCGTTTCATCATCAGTCCACAAATCTTCAACATCATCAAGAATGCGTTGATGGATCCTGAAATGGAAAACCTGCCAACTGACTATGCCGCAGGTCTTGATTTCAACATCAAGAAAACTTCCAAAGGTGGCTATGCTGACTACAGCACCTCCAGCTGGGCTCGTAAGGAAACCAGCCTAACAGCAGAAGAACAAACAGCCATTGACACTCATGGTTTGTTTAACCTTGCAGACTTCTTGCCCAAGAAGCCCAGCGATGTTGAACTCAAAGTGATCAAGGAAATGTTTGAAGCAAGTGTTGATGGTCAAGCATATGATCCAGATCGTTGGAGCGCCTACTACAAGCCAGCAGGCTTCCAAGGTGGCAATACTCCAAGTCATGATGAGGATACACCTGCTCCAGCGGCCAAGGCTGCTCTGGCTGCAAAGCCAGCACCAGCGGCAGCACCAGCAGATGAAGATCCACCATTTGACACAGATGATGCACCAGCGGCTTCTGCCCCTGTCCAAGCACCAAAAGCATCCAATGCTCGTGCCGAAGACATCTTGGCAATGATCCGTAGTCGTCAAAACAAACAGTAAAACAGTTGCGGGGGCTAGTCCCCCGCAATTACTATCAATGTACAAACTAACCTGGACTAAAACTGGCGATAGTTTTGAAGTGGAACCAATACACCATGACTTCTCAGCATGGTTTGTTGAGCGATGCAGATTCTACAATTCCAAGTTTACCACAGGTGTTTATGCTACTGATTTTGAGTCTGAGTCAGCAGACCATATAATTCAACAAACACAGGCAGACATTGACATAGTAAATCAACTGTTGCCCAGGTTTCAATTGCCAGTGTTAAAAATCAACAATTGGTTTGATCAACAGCAATTGAATCAACTGCACAAGGATTGGGTGGCGTCTGTAGACACAGTTGCAAAAGTTTTGTTTAACATCAATAGAGAAGCATACGATGCTTTTAATAGAATCAATAGACAGCTACATCGCATTGAAAGAATGTTTGTTTATAAAATGAGATCTGTGGACAGTTGGAGAGAAAACAATCCGTTTGTTGGACACGACTTTCCCACAGGTGTGTTCAATGTTAACATACTGTATGCTGACCACGGACGTAGTTCCATGGAGAAGTTTATAAACTTTGACGACGAGCCTAACGACGCAGAACTCAGTAACTGGAAATGTGTTGGCAGTGCAATAGAAATAATTCTATCGCGACCATATCGTACAGAACATCCTAAAGCGTTTTTAGACTATTGTACCGAACATCGCATACAACCAGTTGATACAAAATTACCGTTTGGAAATCTAGTGGATTGCAAAAATAGAATGTCAACCACTAGACAAATCATGAACAGAAACTTTATACTTGACAATAATTATTTAACTTTTGAATAAGAGGAAACCATTATGGCTAAACCATTTGACGTAAGCAAATTTAGAAAATCAATTACAAAAAGCATTGACGGCATCTCCGTTGGCTTTCGCGATCCAGACACCTGGATCAGCACAGGCAATTACACACTGAACTATCTCATCTCCGGCGACTTCCATAAAGGTATTCCTATGGGCAAGGTCACTGTGTTTGCAGGTGAATCAGGATCAGGCAAATCATTTATTTGCTCAGGTAACTTGATCCGCCACGCACAGGAACAAGGTATCTACTGTATTCTAGTTGACACTGAAAACGCTCTAGACGAAGCATGGTTACATGCACTGGGCGTGGATACCAGTGAAGACAAACTGCTCAAGCTCAATGTTGCCATGATTGATGATGTTGCTAAACTGATCAGTGACTTTGTTAAAGAGTACAAGGGTATTCCAGAAGGCGATCGTCCCAAGGTGTTGTTTGTGTTAGACTCATTGGGCATGATGCTTACACCCACAGACGTTAATCAATTCGAAGGCGGCGATCTAAAAGGCGATCTTGGTCGTAAACCCAAAGCACTTACAGCTCTTGTAAGAAACTGTGTTAACATGTTTGGCGACTTGAACATTGGCATGGTGGCAACCAACCACACATACGCAAGTCAGGACATGTTTGATCCGGATGACAAAATCTCAGGTGGACAAGGCTTTATCTACGCCAGCTCAATTGTAGTTGCTATGCGTAAGCTCAAACTCAAAGAAGATGAGGACGGCAACAAGATTTCAGAAGTCAAAGGTATCCGTGCCGCATGTAAGATCATGAAAACACGCTATGCCAAGCCTTTTGAATCAGTGCAAATCAAGATTCCATATGAAACAGGTATGAACCCATATTCTGGCATGGTGGACATGTTAGAGGGCAAAGGTTTATTAACTAAAGAAGGCAACAGTCTTAAATACACCCTAGCAGATGGCACCATTATCAAACAGTTCCGCAAGGCCTGGGAACGCAACGAAGATGGTACACTTGACAAGGTTATGGAAGACTTTGTTAAAAATCCACATCATGTGGTTTCTGCTCAACTACCAGAAGAGGAAACTGTAGAATGATTGATGTAGAAGTTTTATGCGAAACATTTGGGGTAATGAAGGAATATGTTAGTAACAAAGATAGACAGGCCGTAGCAGATCACCTGTTTAGCATTTTGTCTGACATGGACGGCATTGGTGAAAAGGACCTCAAAACTTTCGCAGAATGCGACCCTTATCTTCAGAAGGCTTGCGAAGAATACTTCCAAAGCGATGAAGAAGAAAACGAAGATGATTACGATTACGATTACGAAGACGATCAAGACTAATGTGGTATAATAAGATTGTTCAAGACCTAGGTAATATCCCGGACTTTATCAACTACTATGAAGCAGAAATGGCATCAGCCAAGCGAGATGTTTCTGTACATGGTCGTGTTGAAAGGAGTCTGGCAGATCTGCCCGGCTTGACCGAGCATCGCTTTAATCAACTACAAGAGATTGAAGCGGTGCTTGAATATCTTAATATACAGCTACGTAAAATTCGACGCAAGCATTTTCAGAAATACCTTGAAAGCTATGCACGAGCATTGACCAGCAGAGATGCTGAAAAGTACGTGGATGGTGAAGACGAAGTCATTGACTTTGAAACAATCATTAACGAAGTTGCACTACTACGCAATCGTTGGTTAGGTATCATGAAGGGCCTTGAAAGCAAGAATTTTATGCTAGGTCACGTGGTACGATTGCGTACCGCTGGAATGGAAGATGTCACAGTTTAATAATCCACATCAAAGTCATCAGCATAGCCTGCAGGTACTTAATCTATTAAAAGAACACGACACATTCATGGAAAGCATCAGTTCTGTTGCTGACATGGGTGCAGGTGCTTGCATGGACACGCTGTGGTGGTCACAAGCAACCACACGTGATGACAACCCTGAACTGCTTAACCTCAAATGTTTTGCAGTAGATTGCAAACCAAAAAACATAGATTTTGTTCAACCCAAGAACATGATTTATGTTACACAAAATTTTGAAAAGAACTGCTTGCCTGAGCCAGTGGATGTAATCTGGTGTCACGATGCATTTCAGTATGCACTGAATCCAGTGTCAACGCTGAAAGTGTTTAACCAGCAGATGAATGTCAATGGTCTGCTCTACATTGGCATACCGTTACAAACATACAAAGAATTCAATCAGTGGCACAGCAATTCAAACAATTTTCAGTACTACAATCATACATTTTTGAATCTTGTGTATATGCTTGCAGTCAATGGGTTTGATTGCAGAGATGCATACTTTAGAAAAGCCAAAGACGATGCCTGGCTACACGCCGCTGTTTTCAAAACAGACACCGCACCAATGGACCCTGCAAAAACCAGCTGGTTGGATCTAGCACAAGCAGGGCTACTCAACGACAGTTTGATCAACAGTTTAAGCCAATTTGGGTATGTTAGACAGCAGGATGCCCTGTTTCCCTGGCTGGATAAAGCTCTGTACCGTATTGAACTCTAGCGCATAAATACTCTTATTACGAGTTCATAAATGCGCTACACAGATCTAATCGCAGAAGACCAAAGTCCAATTGACGATATTAACCAATTTGTTGCAGACATCAAGTCTGGAACGATTGCTCCTTTGGCTATACAAGCTGTTAAAAATTGGATGGCTAAAAAAGTTGAGCCAGACCAACCTGCTGAAGTTGAGCCAAAAAAACCTGCTGAACCTGCACCAACAGAACTTGTAGCAGTTGAGCCTGAACAACCTGCACCAGAGCAGCCACCTGTGGAAGTTGAACCAGTTGCACAACAACCTGTACCAAATCCTAATCAGCAACAACCTGCACCAGTTGCAGAAGCTCGTACAAAAGCCAATGCAATTCCTGGACAAGAATCCATTGACGTAGATAAAGATTTTGAAAAACTAATTCGTACAAAGTTTGCAAGCGATGCAGATAATATCATCACGTTTGCTTATCGTGCCAGTATTCAATCTACTTGTAAAGAAATTGCCGCAAACAAATTGTTCAAACCAGCCGCCGCAGAACTGTTGTACAACCTGTTCTACGAAGCACCAGGCTCGTTACACGATCGTAACAATCTTGCGATTCTTATTCGTGACAAAGGTGTGTTGGATCTCAAGAAGTTTGGTAGCGGACAAGGACGAATCATTGATCTGGTATCTGCCAAGTACCGTGGCAATGCATTAGTAGCACGTCTAGTAGATCAATTGGTTGACCGCAAGGACTTTCCAACACAGGTAAGTTCTGCAAACAAAGGACCGGGCGAGGATATGATTACTATCCTAGGAAGTCCTGTAATGAAACTAAGCCCCGGCGATTTGAACGTTGGTGGCAAAGAAATCGAAGTCAAGGCCCAAGGCGCACGTCTCAAGGGCTGGGGTGGGAATACCATTTATGGCAATGGTGTTAGATACTATGCAGAGTGGGTAATGGCCATGAAAGAAGCTCTTGGCTCTCGTGGCGTTCGTGTGCTAGAAGAACATGGACATACTCTTGCTCCGTACTTTAATTTTACCGCTGACCGTATTGCCGCACTCAGTGCCGCACTAGCAGCCGGTGATGGTAAAAACAAACGTGCCATAGTTCGCCGTGCGTTCAATGGATTACTGGAAGCAGTATTCCTACAAAGCACATCAGAAATGCGTGAAAAGTTTTTATCAGTGTTCAACTCCAAAGGCAGTTTTGATGTTGAAGAGTTTCGCCGTGCGTGGTTTATAATGAGCTATGACTACTATAAATTAACCACTCGTGACAAGAAAACAGGTAAGGCCATGGACGCCATCATGTTCATCCACCAGCCTACAATGACCTACAAGTTTGTGCAAGAAGAAGACGATTTTGACTGGGACGCCTTTAATATCGCTCCAGGCATATATGATTGGAAGGATGCCAACAGCGTGGCACCAAAGATCACTTATGGAAAAGAAACTCGTCAAAAGCGCAGACGTTGATTTGACATAAATCCAACTCTAGCATATAATAAGTATTCGGGCCTATAGCTCAGTTGGTTAGAGCAGAGGACTCATAATCCTTTGGTCGTGTGTTCGAGTCACACTGGGCCCACCAAATTCTGGCCGTAGCACAATGGACAGTGCAGTAGCCTTCTAAGCTATTGATCCAGGTTCGATTCCTGGCGGCCGGACCAATTAAATTATGAAAATCTACGATTGTTTTATATTCAATAACGAATTAGATTTATTAGAAGTTAGACTTCGGGAAACGTTTGATAAAGTTGACCGTTACGTCATTGTAGAATCCAATATCACATTTACCGGACAGCCCAAGCCAATGCACTTGCATGACAACTGGCAAAGGTTTTTACCCTGGGCAGACAAGATAACGCTGTTACAAGCACAAGGTGTTCATGCTGATAACAGTGCCTGGGCCAATGAAGCACGTAGTCGAGAAAGTCTTGCACCAGGCATTGCAGATGCCGATGCTGAAGACTATGTGTTACTCAGTGATGCAGATGAACTGTTTAGAGCAAGCACGTTTGATCTCATGCGACAGCACAACAAGTCTGCGTATGGATTTCGTTTGCCCTACTTTACTTTCAAGTTGAATTATTTACAACTGCGTCCTTATCCAAGACCCTGGTGGCCTGCAGGCAGTGCAGTTCGCAAAAATCAGTTGACCACATTTGAATCTTTACGCAACAGTAGAGAAGTGATAGGACACAAAGAAGGCGCCATAATTGGACACGCAGGTTGGCATTTCAACAACATTGGATCAGACAGTGAAATACGTGAAAAGCTATCCAGTTTTAGCCACACTGAAATGAACGTGCCTGCTGTGCTGGAAAGACTGGATGTTGAGCAGTTGGTGGCACGTGGTGAAGGTTTGTTGCCCGGCGGAGAATTCACAGCAGTGGCATTTGATGAATATTTTCCTGCAAGTATGCACACAGAGCAATGGGCCAAACATGTTGTTCCTGGACAGGGCAATGCTAGAGAAGTTATCAAACCGTATCCTGCCATAGTTCGTTATCAACCTGAAAAAACCAACTAAGTACTTGCATGGGAAAAAAATCAAATCTTGCCAAGGGTAGAGACAGCTATGATTCTACCAGCACAGGCGGAGTTATTCCATTTTTCAATCGCAATGTAACACCTTACCCAACTGAGGCAGGTGGGCCTAAGTTTGATCTTGTTCCTGTAAAGCAACAAAAGGATCTAATGATCAACCATGCCAGGATGTATGCCCAACAAGAATACAACCGTATCATGGAACTGGTAGCAGTATTGCAAAAACAAGCAGACGATATCAAACGTAGACTAGATGTAACTGATGCAGTACATGCCGCAGTTTACCAGTTCAGTCCTGTTATGGGTAACACCTATTGGTTGGTATGGGACAAACGCAAACAGCATACTCTGCTGACACAGCATGGTCCTAACGATTGGTCAAGCTCTGCACCAGACGACTACGAATACCAAACACAAGTCAAGTACATGGGTGACCACACCTGGATGGAAATAGAAGAATCGCGGTTGACATAAATAAATATTCAACTTATACTGCACACATGAACTACAAAGGTTTCCACAGCATACGATTACGAATACGTTAACATTGTTAACGTGTCTAGATGCGACTGTGGTGAAATTGGTAGACACAGCAGACTTAAAATCTGCCGCCGCAAGGCGTACCGGTTCGATTCCGGTCAGTCGCACCAAAGCTCAAGGCCTCGGTAGTTTAATGGTAAAACAGCGGATTTATATCCCGTGTGCAACAGATAATTGGCCAATGTGGGTTCGACTCCCGCCCGAGGTACCAGAAGTTAGTAAAAAAGCAACAAATGTTGCAGAAAAACAACACAGGTATAAATATTTTGGAATTTAGCCAAAAGTAGTTGACAACAAGGACTAAATAAAATACAATACGAAGCATAAGTTGCATGGGGCGACTTATGTTCTAAGGATAAAAGAGAACAGAAATGCAAACATTACATTCGAAACTCGGACGCAAACATAGCCTAGCATATTCATTTATGCCCGTGGCCTTGTGGTCTGCGACCGTACAGATTAGTAATGATCGCACACCAGAGGGTAGTATCCGGGTCCGAGAGGGATGGGATGGTTAAGATAACTTAACAATTCTAAAAAACTTCAAGGACCCTGGATTAAAAACCCAGGGTTTTTTGTTTTTAAGGTTCTAGAAAAGTGTGTATAGGGAACGCGACCCTGCCGGCACTATAAACATCGGCTACTAATGAGGGCGGCTTACCGGATGAGAAGTCTGTGGCGAAAACGCAGATGGTAAAATGGTAAAGTATTAAAGCATTCTCGGGCCGCAAGGCAAGTGGGTTCATCCATGAAGAGTGCTTTAATACCTGCATTGGACGAACATGGCCTATTCCTTTTGACGGGATAGTGCGTTGCAAGTCAACAACCAGTGCAGTAAATACAAAGACCCTACACACAGTAGGGTAATTAAAAACAGAGGTTGACGTTTTTCTAAAAGATGTTATACTAATGAAACTGTAGCAAACATCGTGTTGCTAACAAAACTGCATACTCATGCAGACGAAAACAGTTCATTAACAATCTGTTGTGACAATATGCCCTGGTGGTGGAATTGGTAGACACGCTGGTCTTAGAAGCCAGTGCGAGAGCGTGACGGTTCGAGTCCGTCCTGGGGCACCATATACAAGCATACTTCATTCAGTTAGACTCTGATAGCATCTGGGACGCCGGTTGCATAGCCAGGAGTGTGCTTCTATATGGAGGTGTAGGAAAATTGGTAACCCCAGTGGACTGTAAATCCGCCGTCTCTGACACTGCTGGTTCAACTCCAGCCGCCTCCACCAATTTTTAGGGTATGCGTAGAAGCGAGTGGATGAATGACAATATAGGCCACTAACGCATTGTCACCCTAATCTTTTTATGCACGGTTCGTCTATCGGTTTAGGACACTGGCCTTTCACGTCAGTAAGACGGGTTCGATTCCCGTACCGTGTACCAAGTTCCGGTTACTACTTTCCTGAAAGTAGCGTGTGGCGACGATAATTGTCCCGGTGGCAGCAAACCGTTAGCGAGGTAAAACTCAGGCACTGCTAGGCAGAATCCCAACTGCACACAGACACAAGAATAAATGGGATGGACAGAGTAACCGCTCAGTCTAGGGGCTCGCCTGGAAAACGAGTAGCCTGACACTAATTTAGGTCTCAAAGTGTTCATGGACGCACGTAGCACTGTCACTGCTAAAGAAGGGGATCGTTACCCCTTGGGACCGCCAATTTTAGAGGAGCCTTGCATCCGTGCTCAGGCTTAAACGACACAAGCGTCCTGTAGCTGGTATTCTATTCCGCGAAATCCGAGCAAGGTGCATGGACCTGACTGTTAA